CTAATCGGCAGAACTATTGTTGATATTATAACAATAGACAACAACTTTCAAATTACATTAAACGATGGAACTATTACCACCATTTTTAGTGATGGTAATATGTATTTAGCAACTAAACAAGCACAACTAAATTAATCATGGAAAATCAAGAAATAGTAAATATTCTTATTGGTATTGGTCTATCTGTTTGCGGATGGTTTGTTCGACAAATGTGGGATGCAGTACAAACTTTAAAAAACGATTTGCAAAAATTAGAAATTGAATTGCCAACTAAATATGTAAGAAAACATGATTTAGATCAAAGGCTAGATCGAATTGATGATATGCTAGACAAATTATTTGAGAGGTTGGATAAGAAAGTCGATAAGTAAATTTTATAGGACAAAATATGGTAGCTAAAATATTAAGCGATGATGAATTTATTAAATTATGGAAACAATATAAATCCCCTTTAAAAATATCAGTCTATAGCGGAATAAATATCCGCTCAGTTTATGAGCGTAGAAGACACATCGAAATCAAATACGGATTAGAATTAAATGTAGATGAATCTAATACAGTTATAGAAAAACATTCATCCAGGATAGTTGTTCCAATAGAAAATGGAACAGTCATTGTGTTCTCAGATGCCCATTTTTGGGATAATGAACCATCCACTGCCTACAAAGCACTTATTAAACTTATCGAAGAACTTAAACCTCAGTTGGTGGTATGTAATGGGGATGCTTTTGATGGCGCAAGTATATCTCGACATGGCAGAATAGGATTTTTAGAAAATAGACCAACTGTAATTCAAGAACTTGATGCGTGTAAAGAAATGCTTGGCTTTATTGCAGAAACAGCTAAGAAAAATAAAAACAAAGTTCAGTTGACCTGGACATTAGGTAATCACGATTCTAGGTTTGAAACACTATTAGCGGCACAAGCACCCCAATATGAATTTGTTGATGGCTTTCATTTAAAAGATCATTTCCCTGAATGGAAACCTTGTTGGGCAACTTGGATTAATAATGATGTATGTATTAAGCATCGTTGGAAGGGTGGTGTTCATGCTACGCACAATAACACTTTAGGATCGGGTGTTAGTATGGTTACTGGGCATTTACATTCTCTTAAAATTAATCCTTATACTGATTACAATGGCACACGCTATGGAGTTGATACTGGAACTCTAGCTGATATTGATGGCGATCAATTTTTAAATTACACAGAAGATGGTCCTAAAAATTGGCGATCAGGATTTGCAGTATTATCTTTCTATAAAAATAAATTATTACCACCTGAATTAGTTGAAGTCATATCCGATACTGAAGTTGTTTTTAGAGGAAAAGTTTACAATCTATAAAAAAGGGGAACTAAATCCCCTTCTTAAGTTGTAATACATGTAATACAAATTACTTGTTCATTACATACATTGTTACTTCAAAACCGAAACGCATTTCAGTAGCAGCAGGTTTAGTCCACATAATATTGTCCTTTAAAAATTCCAGCAAAATTGCTATTTAATTATTATCTATAAACCTAATAGAAGTAACATCAGTAATATCATGAAACAAACCTAAAAATTAATGTCATCTTCTAAGTCAGCAAAACTTTGACCTGATTTCGATTGATTGGGTTTATAACTTTCCTTTGGTAATGGTTCGCGCATCTGTAACCATCCATCAAAATTAACTGGAAGTGATTCAATTTTTAATGCTTTGCCACCGCTTTTTGTATCCATTGCTACACCACAGCGAATCCATTTTACTTTTTCTTCACCATCTTTATTAGTATAAGTTTCACCTTTAGCGATTAAATCATGTGTTATTGCCATTTTTAATTTCCTTTAGTTTTAAAATTGTAGTTGTTATTTCGTCATTAAAAGCTATCACAGCTTCTTCTGCCATTTTAATAAATTCATCGTCACGAGGAATCTTAATTACAAACAGTTGTAAGTCTATATCTAAGTCAGGATCAAAAGAAACTAGATCAACCCACTTTCGTTCTGGCATACAAGCCATTTGCCATTGCGTTTGAGCATAATACTTTTGGCGCAATTCTCTACCATCATCCAAAAAGGATGCGATATGGTTCGAAGGATTAGGCACTTTTAGTTCTAATAATCCATCATCACCAATTATTCCATCAGGCGAACATCCAGTTTGAAAAATATAAGGATGATCGACAAAAGCTATTTGATCTACAAAAACATTAAATTTGACCTCATAGGATGCCCTTGCAAGCGGTTCTAGCGCATTTCCGCGTTCCATTGAGGCATTGGTATACCCTTCAACATATTTATGCGTTAAACGCTCTCGTATGAGGTCATTTTTATATTTAATTCGAGTTAAACTTTCACCACCTTTACGACCAACTGCTAAAACATGGTTCAAATTTGAAGCGGTAATTTTTCCTAAGCGTAATTCATGCCAGGCATCTGATCCCTGAACAATGTCTTTTACATCCATATAGGCTTCCTTTTGTAATCAGGATGAAAAATATATTTGTTGCCCATTTTTCTTTTAATTTCTTGGATTTTTGTTTGCATTGTTTCATATTTCATTAAATCGTCTGATGTAAATTTAAGACCTTCATAAACTGAGTTAATAATTAAATCCATATTATTCCCCTTCCGATAAAAGTTTTTTCATACTATCTTTTGCTTTTACAATTTCATTAACAAAAGATTTAGATTTACTTCCTTCTGATATGGCTAATGCAAAATTCTTTTGCAATTCTTCTAAATTTTTACTGGAGTTTATTTTGATAATATAATCTTCTGCATCCATACGAGTAGCTTCACCATCATCGTCTGCGCTATATAATCCAATAATGCTAGACAAAGAATATCTACGCAAATAAGTAATTGCGCTGCCTAGACCTTGAGGATCATTTTTTTGTAATGGGCATACTGCTGTATCTTGTATCCACTCACCTGAACTATGTAATAAACGAGTAGTTAAATGCAATTTACCATCATTACTTAAACTGGGAGTTTGCATAAATACAATGCCAGCATTATTAAGTGGTTTTTTAATTGCTTCAATAACAGAATTTATAGTAGCGTAGGATTGTTTGTAGTGAGAGTTTTCTGAATCTTCAATTGCGTGTTTTATTTCTTTTTGAGCGGTAAGTAATGCTTCCGCAATAGCTTTAATGCTATCACTTGTAATCATAATAGTTTCCTTCTTATCTTATGTGTTTAAAGTTTCGTTTAAAATGTATTTGGCAGTGCTATTAAACTCATGGCTTTTTTCTACAAAGTTAGCTATTTGTTTAATCTCATGGTCAAATAAATCTTTAATACGACCTAATTTATCATCTTCTGAATCATAAAGTATCTTATGCACCATGTCAGCCAGGTAAGGCGATTGGTTGCTATATTCGCTAAAGTTTTTAGCATCAAAAGTAAGAAATTGCTCTACTAAATCACTAATACTTAGCGGATTTATTTCATCATCAAATTCATCTTCATCAATTAGAATTGAATTTTGAAGTAATACTGCGGTTGAGATAGTCATTTAAAACCCCCCTAGCAAGTAGGTTATGCCATACATACAAGCAAACCCATATATTACTATTGCTACTGCACAAATTAATTCTTTCATATTGTTTCCTTTCGTTTCCAAGTTAGTAAAAGCATTTTAAATTATTTTTAATCAAATTGCAAATAAATATCTTTCATTTTTAAATCTTTAGGCAAATTAATAAAATCTTTATGTAAACATCTAGTTTCTTCTGCTTGTTTATAATGAACTTTTACATATTCATCAGCTAAATCACAACTGGCTATATTGCCTGCATATTTAGGTTCACCATTTAAAACAACAATTAAAACAAATTCAAACATTATCTTATTGCGTGTTTACGATAGCAATATTCTTTAGTCACTCTAACCCAATGTGGATGGTCAAATGCTCGCCAAATATTTGCTTCTTTACCATTAAAATAACTGCCATCATCTTCTTTGGGATAACCTAATTTTTCTAAATCTTTTTCTATAACAGATAATTCAACATCAATAATAACGCCAGTTGAAGAATCTCTTTTTTGCCATACATAATTAACCATTTCGTTTCCTTTGTAAGGGGTGGCTTACGCCACCGCCCATTTGTTTATAAATCTTTTTAATTGTTTAACAGTATTCCTATATTCTTTATTGCTTGGATCATCATCAACCCATTCTAACTCCACACTTAATATATATTTAGCTTCATTTACTAAATAATCGTTAGTGTATTCAGGGTGTTGATTAACTGCTTGAACTCTGCAACCTAGCTTTTCTGCTAAATCTCCAATTTTTAAATGATTAGCATCTATGTCATGGTCAGTTAATTGAAACCGCATTTTATGAATTTTTAATACATCTTTTACTATTGGTCTTATTTTATTCATTATTTTTTTCCTTGTAAAATAGTTACATTGCCAATTTTTAAAATTTTCATCCATTCGTCTTTTGTTCTTTTTAGTCCACTTAATGAAAAAAACTTATTAGGATATGCTTTATTAATAAATTCATTTGCATTATTTTTATTAGTAAACAAAACATAAATTAATTCTTTCCAAACTCCATTATTAGTTTTATCTCCAACTAAATAACATTCATATTTTTTTTCCATTTTTAGTTTCCTTTAGTTTCCGTTAATAAAAATTTGCTACAACTGAACATTGCGCCTTTTTTTAAAATAAGTATATTTTTTATTTTAAATTAAAGTGCTAACTTTAATAAGTTTTTTAAATCGATAAAAAAAATGATATTATTAAGCATGGATCAATTAGAACATCGAGAACAATCTTTATTAGTTGCCTGGTTTAGAATTCAATATCCAAATTATTATTGGTATCTTTGGGCAATTCCTAATGGTGGACAACGGCATTTTGGTACAGCTATGAAATTAAAAGCTGAAGGATTATTGGCTGGAGTATCTGATTTATTCTTAATGATTCCAAGTAGTGATAAGCATGGAATGTTTATAGAAATGAAGTCAAAACATGGAGTTTTATCGGATAAACAAAAAATTTTTATAGAAAAAGCCAAAGAAATGAATTATGAAACAGTTGTATGCCATAGTTTTGAAGAAGGTCAGGAAGCTATAAAAAAATATTTGCAACAAAATTAAATTAAGAGTATTGTTCAAAATGTAATTCAAAAAGGACAATAAAAGATGCACTATTATCAAAAAAACATCGCAGATTATCGCAAAGATACTTGCCATTTAAGTTTGTTAGAACATGGAGTTTATGGGCAATTATTAGATCAATATTATTTATCTGAAGAACCTTTAACACTAGAAGAAACAAAACTTTTTAGATTAATGCGCGCCATTACTAAGGAAGAACAAGATGCAATTAAATTGGTATTATCAGATTTCTTTATTAAAACTGAAGATGGTTATGTTCATAAGCGTTGTCAAGCTGAGATACAAACTTATCATGCTCGAATTGAAACTGCTGCTAAATCAGCGCACATAAGATGGGATAAAGAGAAAAATGCTAATGCAATGCAGTCGCATAGCAAACCCAATGCTAACCATAAACCAATAACCAATAACCATAAACCAATAACCAATAACCATCTTAAAGTAGTCGACCAGGTCTTTACAGATTTTGAAGTATTTTGGGAAACATATCCTAAAAAGGTTGGTAAGGAAGCTGCAAGAAAGTCTTGGGAAAAGATTAAACCGCCATTAGATAAAATTATAAAGGCACTTCAATGGCAAAAGGAATCAAAGCAATGGTTTAAAAACAATGGTGAGTTTATACCTAATCCAACAACATATTTAAATCAACACAGGTTTGATGATGAACCACCTAAAGAAATAACATTTTAAGGATAAGATATGAATAAGATAGAATTTGGTAATTGTTTAGAGATAATGCAGAAATGGATAAATGAAGGTGTAAAAGTTAATACTTGTGTTACATCACCGCCTTATTATGGATTAAGAGATTATGGAGTTGATGGACAATTAGGTTTAGAAGAAACTCCAAAACAATATATTGATAATATGGTTCAAGTATTTAGATTAGTTCGTGAATTATTAACAGATGATGGAACATTATGGGTGAATATTGGTGACAGCTATTCTAGCGGTGGAAGAACATCAACAACAAGCCAATCATTAAGAGGTGATACAGAATATGGTGTAACAAGACCACCAGTGATTAAAGGGATAAAGGAAAAAGATTTAATTGGTATTCCCTGGATGTTAGCATTTGCATTACGAGAAGATGGATGGTATTTAAGACAAGATATTATATGGCACAAACCTAATCCAATGCCTGAATCTGTAAAAGATAGATGCACGAAATCACATGAATACATATTTCTATTGTCTAAATCACCAAAGTATTATTTTGATAATGAAGCAATAAAAGAAGATGCTATTCATTCAAACAGAAAAGCAGGAAACTCAAAACCACAAAAAGGTGTTGATGAAAAGTTTATGGACACTCGTGGTGGATTATTTGAAGCACAACAAAAAGTATATGAAAAAAGAAACAAACGAGATGTATGGTCTGTAAATGTTAAGCCATATAAAGGCGCACATTTTGCTACATTTCCAATAAAACTTATAGAACCATGTGTAAAAGCAGGATGCCCTGATGGTGGAATTGTGCTTGATCCATTTATGGGAAGCGGAACAACAGCGCAAGTAGCATTTATAAACAATAAACAATATTTAGGCTGTGAGTTGAATGTTGAATATAAAAAACTGCAAGATCAACGAATATCATTAATTTAAAAGGATAAGATAATGCCAAGTGAAAAATTATTTAATCGATGCCACAACATGTATGATTTTAAAAAAAATGATGGCACGAATATAAAGAAATGGGAATTACTAAAACAAATTTTAGATTGTATCGGTAATAAAAAATTACAAATTCCAAGCATAGCTAAGGAATTAAACATACCCTTACTTCTTACCAATCACGCTGTTGAACATTTATATCTTAAAGATAAATTATCTGTACATGATTCTCAATGCAGAAACAATTTTTACTTTATACCAAAAAAACAGCAGTGTTTATTAGCTGAGATGTTATATCCAAAATCTTTAGTTGATAATTTCAAAGTAAAAAAAATTTTAAGGCACAGCATGGATAATTCCAGGACTGTTTCTTATCCTTTACTTTTTAAACATGTTTACACTAGCATTAATACAGTTTACGATTAATTTTTAGGGGAATAATTATGGCTACATTAGGGACTAATGAATATCATGGCGATGAAGATGAAATTGAATCTGAGCGTATACAAAAAAAATTAGATGCAGAAGATACGATGTATGATCGTTATAAATATGACGATGAATTTATGAAGGCATTTAATAATATTTTTAAGAAGGATAATACAAAATGAATATTATTGAATTCATGCCACATTTAACAATCATTGGTATTTTCTTAGCACTTATTATTATGATTCTTAATTTTATATCGAAACATAAACAAAAAAGAAATAAAGAGTTGGAAGATTTTTGGAATCATTGGCTATGACACAAAACGATAAGAAAAATTTTGTTGCTATGATGAACTCGGTCATGGAGTTATATGGAAAACAAGCATTAGACAAAAATACATTGCGTATTTGGTATAGTAAGTTGGAAAAATATTCTTTTGAAATTGTATGTAAAGCATTTGATACTTATGTAGCAGGTTCTAACAGATACCCAACACCACATGATATTTTAAATCTATGTCGATCAAAAGCAATTCCTTTTGTTTACCAGTTACCTAAACCAAAACAAGATTTAGAAACATCAAAAAAATATATTGATCTAATTAAGAAAAAATATGGATGGGATAAACTTGCTTAAATGGAAAAAGATCAGCAAGTATTGTATTTCATGCCAGGCATATAATGTTGCTGTTTATTTGAGTAATGGCATACCAAAATATGCAGCTTGGTTTAAAGAAGAAAATTTAGGGTGGTTTGATACCGCAAAGGAAGCTAAACATGAAGCCGTTTCACATTACAAAAGAGAACTTGCCAAACCTAATGTCAAAACTCGAAAATCTCGATTGGAAGAAATCATGGGTGGTAACAGTTCGTGAAAAAGAAGAACAAAGAACGCATAGGCAAAATAATTATATTTGGGGTATTCTTTATCCTAGTATCGGTGCTTATTGTGGTTATACTGTTGATGAAATTCATCTTATATGCGGCTGGAAGTTTTTACGGAAAACCATTACCTTACACAACGATGAACCAGCAGAAGTTGTTAGAAGCACCACCGATCTGTCCATACAAGAAATGAAAAATTATATTGAACAGATAGAATTTTACTTTGGATCATTAGGATGGTCACTTGATGAATAATGCCAAAATGAGTTATGCAAAAAGAAATACGGGCAACAACTTTGCAGAAGATTTTTTTGAATACTATTGCAAAAATTATTTTATTATAAGATTAGGATTTGATGAAAAATTTAATTCTATTCCTAAGTTTTATAATCTCAATCCAATCATTAGAAACATTCCTGATTACTTTGTATATGCCAACGACAAAACCTTTTTATGCAATGTTAAAGGCACAGCAAATATCAAACAAAAAGAAATAGATTTATTACCTGGCTTAATTGCATCCTATGCCAGTAAAAATTGCCCGTTAATTTATGCGTTTTGTTTTATGGGAACTACTAGACCTTTATTTAGAACTGCCGAACAAATAATTGAACTTTATGCAAATGCTTATGATAAAACATGGCATGATGGAGTTGTTTATAGAACTCTAAAAATGGTAGACTAACTAAATGAATAAAGATGAACGAGAGCATTATAAAAAATTGCATGAAATAGGGTGTATTGTATGTTTGCGTGAAGGACTTGGATATTCTGAACCACATATACATCACCTTAGATTAAATACGGGAATGGGTTTAAAATCGAGTTATAAGCAAGCAATCGGTCTTTGCCCTGAACATCACCTGGGGCAATATGGTTTTCACAGTGGAAAAAAAACTTTTGAGGAAAAATACGGAACTCAACAAGAATTATTAGAAGCTGTGTTAGAATTACTTGAAGATTAATTTTTTATAGGAATCGCTATGGCAAAAACAATTACAGAAGCAGTTGAATACTTATCAAAAACTTTTAATGATATTAATCGTGAAGCAGCAACACTAAGATTTACAATGGATGATATTGAATCTGAAAAAGCTAAACATGCACCAGGATCAGTTGAGCATAATGTTTTATTACTAATGCAAAACAGCGCAATTGTTGTTGATGCGCCTAAAAAATCAAAAAAAGTTAAACAGCCTGAAGAAACATTTGATGAAATTAAAGAAGAAGATGCAGCAATTGATTATAAAGTACATGGCTTAACAGATTGCGTTTAATATGGATGATTCGCCATGCACTGGAGTATGTCGTATAGTAGACACTACGGGTGGTGAACCAAGATGTATAAGTTGTTTTAGAACATACGAAGATTTGGATCAATGGGTTACCCTTTCTAGGAAAGCAAGATTATATAGAATGAAACAATTACTCGAAGAAAAAAATGCCAAGAGTTCCAATAAGTCTTAAATGTCGTGAATTAGGATGTAAGAATAACAAAACCAGTCGGTCAACATTTTGCGTAGATCATGGTGGGGGAATAACGGAAAAAGGGAAAGAAAATAGCAAATTATATGCAACTGGCTATTGGAAAAAACAAAGACAGATTCAGTTAAGTCAAAATCCATTATGCGCTAGTTGTTTGTTAAACGGAAAAGTAGTATCTGCTGAACATATAGACCATGTGTTTCCACATAGACAAGATGGATTAAAATTTAAAAAGAATTTATTTCAAAGTTTATGCGCGAGTTGTCATACATTAAAAACGCAGGAAGAAAATGATGGTAAATATCTTTACTACACTGCTAATGGGATTGTTCAATACACGGATGCAGACTACTCAAAAATTACTAACTAAACGCAATTTACGCAAATTGTATAACTGTTTTATAAAGCTGCCACCATTTAGTGAGTATTCTATGCCAGTAGCGCATAGAGTAAGATTTGAAGTGATTAATGACAATGAGGTTTTTGGTTGGTTTGAACCAGCACCCCCTGTTATTAAAATTGATGAAGTAATGAACAAGACAAGTCATGAGATTTTTCAAACATTACTGCACGAGATGATTCACTTATATCTTTGGTATAATAATCACAAAGACTACGATAAACATGATAAGAAATTTAATTTAATAGCAAAAAAAGTATGCAAAATTTATAATTATTCTTTAAAGGAATTTTAAAAATGTTATCTTTGTTATCAGGATTATTAGGATTTGTTACAAGTGGATTGCCTAGTGTTTTATCTTTTTTCCAACAAAAGGGGGATCAAAAACATGAACGAGAAATGGCAAAACTGGAAATTGAAAGAACTGTGGAATTGGCTAAAGCTGGCTATGCTTCGCAAGAAAAAATTGAAGCCTTTAAAACAGAACAAGTCGAAATGGAAACTTATGCTCAAGAGCGTGAAAGCCTTTATCATCACGATGAAGAAATCGGTAAAGGGGTTAGTCAGTGGGTTGCCAATTTACGAGCTTCTGTTCGCCCTATCGTTACCTATGCTTTTATTTTTATTTTGTTATTTGTTGATATTGTGGGACTTATATGGGCAATGAATTTAGAAGGC